TATTAAATACAAGAAAACAACATGGAAGTTTTGCAATGGCTGATGGCATATATCATATATTGATGAGTGTATTCTTAACTGAAAGTAATTTAAAGACAATTATTAGTATGTTACCAAACTGTAAGGAACATTAAATGAAAGAAAAAACAGATAAAAACTATTATAGTGGAGAAAAGATTGACGATTTAGTTGATGCAGTTAAAAACTCTGACTATGAACATCAAGAAGGTAATACACAAGCTGACACATCATACAAAGATGAACTGTATAGTAACGAGCAAATGAGTACACATAAAACTATGGACAACATCTTTAAAGTAGATGGAGTTCCAAGTCGATGGGAGCATAATAAATTACATGCAGATTGGCACTTTGATCCTTTTGCTGATCCACATGAAGAAACATTTGTAATACCCTGTAGATTTGAAGGAGATTTTGCACCAGCAATTAAGTACGCAGTAGAACATTCAAAAGAAATGACTATAGGAAATTATAGAAATAGAAATTTAAGTAAACAAGACAAAGATTTACATGATGGTGAAATACAAGACGTTTTAAATGCATCTGGTAAAGAAGATATAAGCGGTATGTATCATGACATGGTTGTTAAAGCAAAATTTGATAAAGACGGAAAGAATTACTATGCTGGACGCAATCCTGCACCAGAGTATGAAATACTTTTACGTATGATTGACTCGTTAGAAGTAGAAGTACACCAATCGAGAATGCATATACAAAAATTAGGACAAGTTACTCCTATACATATTGATCAACAAATGAGATATGCAAGACCAGGTTGGCGTAAAGTTTGGACAGAAGCAGGTGCAGATAAAAATCCTTTAAAATTAAGAAGATTCCTAGTTCACTTACAAGATTGGGACTATGGTCATGTATGGCAATTTGGTAATACCTACCATCAAGGATACAAAGCAGGTACGTGTATAACTTATGATTGGTGTAATATGCCACACGGAACAGCTAACTTTGGATATACACCTAGAGTTACTTTTCAGTTTACTGGATTCGTTAGTGATAAAGTACAACACATGATTGACAATCCAGATCCTAATAGGATTATTGAAGTATGATAGAATTTGGAAATCCAGTCGTAGATCCAAAGTTTAAATATACCGCAGGTGAAAAATCTGCAAAACAACCAAGACTGCCAAACGAAACAATAAAATATTATGGCAGACATGATACAGGAAACAAATGTAAAATAGGAGAAAATGGAACTGACCATTTTACTTTTAATGCAATACAAGAACTTGATTGGGATAATAATGCCGAATTGGACTTTAGTTATACATGGAACAAATATGGATATAGAGGTCCGGATGATTTAACTGATGTTGGTATAGTATTTGCGGGCGGTAGTTTATTATTAGGAACTGGAATACCGTATGAGATGAGTATACCATATTTGCTTTCTAAAAAGCTAGCATTGAACCATTTTAATATAAGTGATTTTGATACATTAACAGATATGGCAGATAATTTATTTAATTTTAAACTTAATCCAAAGTACGTTATACTTACTGATTTCTGGGGTGTTAATGACACTAACTGGCTTATGAGATTTTGGTTAAGAAAAGAAAAAGATGCAAAAGTTAGAGAACTTGTTAGAGAAACTTTTAAACAAAGCAATGGTAAAATATTTAAAATGTTTGAATTAGCATTACTACAAGCATTTCCAAATGCACAGTATTATATATTAGAACCAAATGAAAGAAGAAAGCATTGGTTCTATGATTATCAACCAACACATATTAAATCAATACAATACAGTAAAGAAGAAATGATAGACTTAGGAAGAGACCAAACACACCCAGGACCTAAAACTCATAATTATCTAGCAGATAAAATATTAACAGAACTTAACAAAGGCATATAATGGAATACCAAGGTGAAGACTTAATAATAGTTGCAGGAGCTCCAGGTTCTAGATGGAGTGGAGCAATTCGTATGCTTAGTCTTTTATGTAGAGATATTAATTTAAGTGATAATAAAAATGACTTTGTTTATAGAAAAAAAGTTAATGGAGAAGTTGTTGGCTGGCACAGAGGCGCATATTGGGGTCCGGATAATCCAGTAGGTCATAAGTTTGATTTACTTCAACATTTAACAAAAGAAGAAATAGTAAAAGAGTTTAAAGCACCATTTGCTAATTGGGACCATGGGATTAAAATTATTAAAAGTCATTGGTTTAGTTATCATATACCATTATTAAAAGAATTATTTCCAAAAGCTACAATATGGGCATTCCACGATACACCAGAAGAATGTGTTAAATGGTGGAAACATGTAGGCGGGTGGGACATTGATTACCCGATGTACACTTGGTACGAGAATGATGAAAAAATGCTACAGCAAGTTAAAATTGAATGTGCTGAAATAAAAAAACATTTTAAGTTAAAAAGATATTCGGGTTGGAAAGAAACTGCAATTGCATTAGGCTTTACATATAATATAAGAACTATAGAAGAAATTATTGAAGTTGATCCTGAATTTAGCGAACTTCATCAATATGATACTGAAGAAGTATTTAATGCATTTTTAGATAGAATGTTTACTAGAAAAGAAATGGGTATTATTTTTCCAACGGCGTAGTATGCTGTTCGTATACAGTTTTTATTTTTTTAATGAACTGTTTTGAACTACATTGTATCTTAGCACCAGGGTGCAACGGCCTAGGCCAATTACCTACTTTAACCCAACAATAACCATCACTTTCATTATTTAATATAGGAAGAAATTCTTCTTCTACTGTAACTACAAATGTATGGTATATAAATTTCTTATTAGGACTTGTAAACTTGTTAATTGGAATAACTTTTTTAACATCAGGAACTAATCCTAATTCTTCTTCAACCTCACGCATTAAACATTCAACAGGTCTTTCTTTACCCTCAGCTTTGCCGCCAAAAAAGCCCCATGTTCTAGGATGGTTGACAGCGCCACTTCTTTGCTGTAGCATAACTCTGCCTGTGTCTGTGCTTAAAAATAAGCAACCGCTTGCTGTTATCATGTTATAGTGTGCCTATCCAATGTGTGCAATCGTCGCATGGATCATCTGTGTTACAGATATAGTCGCCAGTAGCCTGCATTATAAATTCCTTCATAGCTGTTGACCCATTCAGAGCCATTCCATTCTAATTGGTCATTACTTGCTACGTTAGTTACGTAATTTACTGCCGAAATGTTAGAGCTATCAAAACTTACAATCCATGCTGACCCATTATACTCTATGATATCATACTTACCAGCTACTACATTGCCCCAATTAGTGCTTGACGGTAAATCAGATAATAAGATATACCTTTGGCCTGTAGCTGCTGATGGCATAGTACCATCGCCAGGGAAGTTAATCGCTGGATCTAATATAGCATCAACTGTACCTAATGTATTAGTAGGTAATGTTGTTGCATCTATGTCGACTGTTAATAGATTTACATTTGATGGATGTATGTCTAATCTGCCAATAATATCTTCTGTTACATCAGATACTTGTGTACTTTTTCTAAGTCGCAATTGACTTATACCGGGTCTTAAAACTCCAAATGCTAGTAATTCTTTAGACCAATCTAAAGTTATACCATCGTCGTCTAATGTAGATCCGTTTTGATTTAGTAATTGCAGATTGCCATCTTCATACTTTACTTTTCTATCTTCATATGTTACAACTGTGTATTGTAACGTCTTTTTGTCGAATGCTTGTTCGTTCTTAAACAAGTCTAAGTTGTCTTCGTCTAGGTTATAAAGTTCACTGATAATAGTGTGAATTAATTTCTGTTGTTTTACTTTAGCTGGTGGATTAATGTATACTGGTATGTTAAAACTTAACGTTGCAACATCAATAATATCATCTATACTAGAACCAACACTTCTAGTACTCCATGTTGTTCCAGTTAACTCTACATGACTTAGTGCTGTCCAATCTATTACACTGCTATTAGTTCTAATATCTAATGTAGGATTAAACAATACAAGTATTTGTTCCATTAACTGTAATTTTTGATCTGTGTTAGATGTCCAAATGTCAGTATTCATTTGTAGCATGTAAGGAACGGGTGCGTGTCTTTCAACTGTGTAGCTGTTACCTTTTTCGTTAGTATATGCTCCTGTAGTGTCGTCATATTTCTTTTCAAACACTTGAACCTTATCAACATGATCTTGATATGTTCTACGATCTGCCATCATGTCTAAACTAGTTACATAACAACTTAAAAATGGAACAGTATTAATAATGTTTTCACTGTTCTCTCTTGTTATGTGGGCAGCCATTCTGTTAATGTCACCATAACGTACAGGAACTTGTTGGAATACAGCTAAGTCCTGATCGTTCTTTCCCATTTCAACGTTAAAGCCACTAAACAATCTTATAAATTGCTGAATGTATCTACGAATTTGTTTATCATAAAAATATTGTTGTGCCATTATTTAAAATCACTCTTAGGTTTAATAGCTTGTGATATTGCCTGACGTTCTGGCTGTTCTTTATCATCTACTACTGTTGTTTTATTATTGTTAATAAAGCTACTTGCATTGTATGTTCTATCACTCCAAGTTTGGCCAGTAATATTGTCATATAATCTATGCCATTTACTTCCACGTCTTACAAACAGTCTATTTGGTTGGAAATCAGTTCTAACAAAGTATTCTCCATCATTTGGAAAAGCTGGAAACTGATCACCTTGTACTAGTGTGTCGCCATGTACATATTCATCAGTTTTATCTTCTTGTCCAAATAAATGTTCTGCTAATGGAAGCCCTAATGGATCTGCGTTTTCAGCAGCCGCTACAATTGCATTACTAATGTTAAGTTCTGTTTTATAATTACTTAAATCTTGTTTTAAACTGTCTGGATCGTTAGCAGTACCAAGTATATCTGCGTATTCTTGTGTATCTGTAAGTGGTGCTACTTTAACACGCCAAATGTGTGGATACCATGTTTGACTATATCCTTCACTGCCTCTTGCCGCATCTTGTACTACATAAAATTTGTTAATAGCTTCACGTTCCGCAGTAAGCAATAATTCATCTCTTAAATGAGGTAATTCAATTACATCTCCTGGCATAAGTCTACGACCCATACGTTCAACCATGTCGTTAATGTGAAAACTAATAAAAAGTGTATCGTTTGTTAAGAATAGGCCAAATTGGGTTAAGTCAAAGTCGTTGTCACTTACATTATATACTCCACGTAATTCAAAAATATCTGGATCATACTTCCTGTCTCGGTTTTCCATAAACAATAGATCTTGTATCTTTGTTTCGTCTATGTTGCCTTCGGGATTTATTTCTTGTCCAGTTATATTGTCAACTTCTAAACCACTACCGTAGTTAGGCTCACTAGGGTCGTTACTATCTCTTCTAACGTTTGGGCCTAAGTACTTGTGTACGTGTATTCCGGTACCACCTATGTCGAATTGCTCACGGATTGCATGATCCATAAACTTATAGTCGTTACCTTTAAATGGTTTGTATAAACTTAATCTTGGCATGTAGGTTTCCTTGTTATATTGTATTTATGCAATTTCGTATCGTAGAAACATATAAATAGTTATGTGTGTAGTTAAAACTACATTTTATAAGAGGAAAACTTATGTTTAGATTTTTTACAGAAACCCATTGGAAGTTATGGTCATGGCTGGGTTCAGCTGTTATCCTGAGTTCTTTATGGATACAAGTTCAAATTGACGTTAAAATTAACGAATGGTTTGGACAATTTTATGATATGATACAAAAAGCATTAGGCGAGCCAAATGCAATAACTATTGGTGAATACTGGGCAAGTTTAGCAAGTTTCTTTTACTTGGCCGCAATTTATGTTTTAATATATGTTCTTATCAGTTACTTTACAGCACACTATCTGTTCCGTTGGCGAGCAGCAATGGTAGAATGGTATCACAGCGTATACGATAAAGCTCGTACAATAGAAGGTGCGGCTCAACGTGTACAAGAAGATACAATTAAGTTTAGTCGTATCATGGAATCACTTGGTACAAGTTTTATTGAATCAGTTATGGTGTTAATACAGTTTATTCCTATTCTTTTAGGATTATCAGCTGGTATTCCAATATTCTTCTTTGGTGATTGGCAATATGGATTAATAACAGGTGCATTAATATGGACTGTTGGTGGAACTATATTCTTAATAGCATTAGGATGGGTGTTGCGTCTAGTTGGAGTCGAATATGACTTACAAAAGAAAGAAGCAGCTTACAGAAAGATACTTGTCATTGCAGAAGATGATAATACTATTCGTCCTAAAACAATTGAAGAAATATTCCAAGATGTTAGAGGAATTCACTTTAAATCTTATATAAGATATTTATATTTTAATATAGGTAGACTTTCATATTTACAAGCCAATGTGTTATCAGCTTATGTTTTCTTAGCTCCAGCTATTGTAGCAGGTGTTGTAACATTAGGTGTTATGCAACAAATTATAAGAGCATTTGGAAGAGTTGAAGGTTCGATGCAATATTTGTTAAAAGCATGGCCAACAATTATTGAATTAGCAAGTGTTTATAAAAGACTTAGAGAGTTTGAAAGACTAATAAAAGCGGATAAATAATAGTATGGTAACTATATTAACACTAACATTATGGGCAACAATTGTTTTTGTTGTCTATAACAAAGTTGGTTTCAAGGAAATACATAAATCTTATTGTTTATGGTTTAGTAAAGGTTATTGGCTAAAAAGATACAATGTAGTTGAAGCAGCAGCATGGACTGCTAAACTACTTGTGATACTTCCTGCTATAATTTTTGGAAAAGAAGTTATATGGGCACATTTCATAACATTAATGACTTCAGCGTTGTTAATATGGGTGAGCGAACAAAAGCTACTACCTACATTAGTAGCATTCAATAGTTTATGGATTGGTATTAGCTCGTTTATAATCATAAGGTATTATATCGGATGAAAATATGTATTATTGGCGGTGGAACAGCAGGCTGGTGGTGTGCAGGTTACATGGAAAAGTTTTTACCTGATGCAGAAATAACACTTATAGAAAGTGATGAAATTCCTACTGTAGGAGTAGGAGAAGGAACACTTCCACAAATAGGTGCATTTTTTGAAGAACTAGGTATTCCAGAAAAAGAATGGATGGACGGATGTAATGCAGTTCACAAATATGGAAATATAAAATACGAATGGGATGCATTAGGTGCAGATCCATACTTAATGACTTTTTGGCAAAACGAACCTAAAACATTATTTAATGATTGGTATAAAGAATTTAAGCAAGGTAAAAAAGTTAGAGATGATATAAATCCAGACTTGTACGATAAAGAAGGATGGAGAGCAGTAGCATATCATTTAGATGCTAACCTTGCAGGACACGTTGTACGTGATCATTGTAAACGTGTTAACCATGTTATTGATACATTAGAAGAACTTCCACCAGGATATGATTTATATGTAGACGCTACAGGATTTCGTAGACAGTTTGTCAAAGATAAAACAGAAGAAACATTTAGTGAACATCATAAAGTTAATCGTTCTTGGGTTAGGCCGTTAGAACTAGAAGGCGAAAGTATACCATATACAAAAACATTCGCTAGACCAGATGGTTGGCAGTTTATGGTAGACTTGCAACATAGAACAGGAACTGGTTATGTTTTTAGTACTGATTTTGTAAGCGAAGAAGAAGCGTTAGAAAAGTTTAAAAAATGGACTGCTCACAGAACACCATTTAAAGGAATAGAGCCACGTTTACTTAAATGGACTCCAGGTGTACTGAAGAACCCTTGGGTAGATAATGTAGTATCAATTGGACTTGGTCAAGGGTTTGTTGATCCATTAGAAGCAAATGGATTATTTTTAGTACAATACAGTATCACACTACTAGTAAGATGTATATTAAAAGGTTCACCACCAAAAGCATACAACAAGGCAATAATGAAAGTACAAAAAGATAACTCAGATTACATATTACACCATTATATGTTAAGTAATCGCACAGATACAGAGTTTTGGAAATACTACAGTAAGTTGGATGCAAGTAAAACTTTATGGGAAAGCTATAAAAAGAATTCAAACAAGTATACAAGTTTGTACCCAGACGCAATATGGGCATCATTAGGCCTATATTTTGACGATTTTAAACACTATCCAGAATAAAAAATTAAATTAATTTACAACCCTTTGAAATACAAGGGTTTTTTTATGGCGGTTCTGGTTGACAACCAAGACTTCTTACTGTATACTATAAGTATAGACAATAAAAAAACGGAGTTGAATATGACACAGTTTAATAAAGCAGATTTTAGTTACCACGGTGGATACTTAATGTACAGAGGTGCATATGAAGGTCAGCCAGTTTACGAAGCAGGTAAAAATGTACATCCAAGTAATGTTGGTCGTGGAATTGACTTGTTTATTGCACGTTTTAAATATGCCGGAACGCCAATTACTAAAGCAAAGTTTATGAAAGAACTTGTTAACAACTTTACTGTTGAAGAGTATGTTGAAGCACGTAACGGACATGAAGTTGCACCAACTATCGTGTTAGATAATAACAACCCAGGCTGGAGTGACCGTATTGTTAATGCTTGGAGAGAAAAAAGAGGAATGAAAAGTAATTTATTCATTTAATGGTTGACAAGCAAGACGTCTTACCTTATAATAGTATTATAAACAAAGGAGAACTACAAAATGGCAAACTTTAAACTTTTTCAAATTAAACTCTCAGATGCAGATGTTGACCTAATTAACGCAGAAGGACACGATGCAGTTCCTCATCATAAAGCAAAGCTAGATATGCAGTTTTCAAAAAGCATTGCTTCTAAAGCAGGTAAAGCCATATTAGATGGTTATTATTCACATGTTGCTAATATTACTGCTGATACACTTGAAGGTGTATTTCACATAGGTAACATGGGCCCGGAAGAAAATATTGAACGTTTAAACGAAATGCATAGTGTTAGTGTTGCTGATGTTGTGCAAGATTCTAATGGAATTATGCACGTTGTTGCAGACTTTGGATTTGAAAAGGTTGACATCGCTGTAGAAGCGTAGTACACTATAAACAAATTGCAATCAAGGAGTAATACTTTTGTTAGAACATTTAGAGTTTATCGAAGCACTACAAAATTTACAATCAACAGCAGATCCTAAAGGATTTGTTGATAACAAGCAGATTTCTTCACTAATTGATAAGTACCAAAATAAAGCAGACGAAATTGATCGTCTAATGTTTCAAAGTTATCACGGAGAATAAAATGGCAGTAGGAATAAAATTAACAAAAAAGAAGAAGCCAAGAGCAACTTCTTTAAAGATTCGTAAAAACCTTTTACAGGATCCTAATTGGGATGGTGCAGATGGTTGGTCAGGTAAAGAGTTTCATCAGAAACGTCAAGCCGCAACGGATTATTATTATCAAAATTACAAAGTAAGTGATCTGCATGACTTTGCATTCACTTGGATGCTTGCTAACGAATATACTAAGCAAGACATTAAATGTGTTAAGGCAGCGAAGAGTCAATCAATAAGTGCAGTAACAGGTTACTACTGTCGCATGCTTACTATGGGTTGTCCAGACGAGCATCTCGCTTGGAATGCATATTGGGAAGGGCTAGCTGGTACATCAGGAACTCCTAAACCAATTAGTGACTTCATTAAGAAACGCATTGCTAATGCAATTGACGAAGGAACATCATTTGTTAAAGAAGCAGAAGAGAAAGCAATACTAGATGCTAGGTTAGAATTAAATACTCGCAAGCCTACTATTCAAGAGTTGTTACACAGAGCCGCAATTGATATGACAGGTGAAGTAGAAGACTTCTTAGACGTATGGCTTAACAGTGGATATGATACATCACTGGCAAAAGACTTTGAACCAACTGCTATGCTTAAAAAAGCAGGCGTTAAAACAGCACATGCTAGAATTATTCGTAAGTACTATGCTGATGCAGTTGCAGAATTTGCAGAGCTTAATGCTAAAGTATCTAAAGATGACAAAGATGACAACCGTTTACAACTTGAAGAAGGTTACAGTCACATGTCAACTGCTCAACAAAAAGCGGCACTTGCAATATACAGAAAGATTGAAGGTGCATGTGATATTTGTGAAGCAGAAGGTAAATTGAATCGCAAAGTACGTAAAGTACGTACTAAGAGTCCAGAAGACCTAGTTAAGAAGCTCAAATTTAAGCAAAGCGACCCCGATTATGGTTTAGCAAGCATATTGCCAGCTGATATCGTTTACGCCCGAATGCTGGTGGTATTTAACACTCGCAACCGTAAGCTAGGTATTTACTATGCTAGCAATGTAGATCCAATGGGACTACAACGTGAAGGTAGTGGACTTAGTGTTAAAGGAACTACTATTATTGGGTACGATGAGAACAAGAGTATACAACGTACAATACGTAAGCCTGCAGAAGTGCTTCCACAAATGAAGAAGTCTACTAGATCTAAGTTAGAGAAGTTAGTTGACTCCTTAAAAACAACAGAAACAAAACTGAATGGACGTATTAATGGTGAGACGATTCTTATAGCGACATTTAATAAGTAAACTCTGATAAATACATACAGCAGGAGACAAACTTAAATGAGTGCATTAAACAAACTTCAGAAAGAGATTGAATTACGCCTAGGTGGTGGAATGATCGATGTCGAACTAGACCCAGAACATTATGAGCTAGCGATATCAAAATCTCTTCAGAAATATCGCCAACGTGCTGAGAACGCAGTTGAAGAAAGTTTCATTATTTTAGAAATGATGAAAGATCAGAGCGAATATACATTACCAACTGAGGTAATGGAAGTACGTGACATCTATCGTAGGACAACAGGTGTAAGTAGTGGTACAGGAAATGACATCGAACCATTCCAAGCGGCATACATGAACACTTATTTGCTAGGCAGTAGTCGTAATGGCGGACTAGCAACTTTTGATTTCCTTCAGCAAAATAGAGAAGCAATGGGTAGACTATTTGGAGCAGAGATAATGTTCACATGGCGCCCACAAGATAAAAAGCTAATTTTACAACGTAAGATTAAAGCAAATGACAACGCAGTACTGCATTGCTATAACTACAGGCCAGCAGATGACTTGTTGTTAGATACATATGCAGGACCTTGGTTAAAAGACTATGCGTTCGCACATGCTAAATTAATCTTATCAGAAGCACGTGGTAAGTTTACACAGATTGCAGGACCACAGGGTGGAACTACAATGAACGCAGACCAACTACGAGCAGATGCTCAAGCAGAAATTGACAAACTGGAAATAGAACTAACATTATTCAATGATGGAAGTACCGGTTTGGGATTCCTAATTGGATAAAGTAACTATTAATGCAAGAATCAAAACATCATGTTGTAGTAGACGAACTTGTATACAATCGACCCGCTCTTAAAAATTTATATGAGCGTATGAGTCATTGTGCGTTAGAGTGGAACGAATACAAGACTGCTATTAAAAATAGAAAAAATCAAGTACACAGACACCAAGGTCGAACAGATGGCTATTCTGGAAGATTAATGGGAGTGTATAGCCCTGCATACGAAGGAAAACATATGCAGGAATATCCAGAAGTTAAAGAACTAATAAGTAAATTTAATTTTTTAGAACCTCTTGGTAACGACGATATAACATTTATGTATTACGAACCAGAATTTGTTTTTAAACCTCATACTGATAGGCAGATGCACTATAATATAATGCTTCCTATTTTGCCAGAGAATGATTTTGAAAAAATTACTTTTTGGAAAGGTGAGGATAGTGACAGAGATAACCCTCTAGGAATTGAATATGAGTATACATATGATATGAATCATCCAAGTATTTTTAATGGAAAAACATTACATAGTGTTGAACAGATAAAATATGAACGAGTAATGTTTAGAATTAAAATTACTCATGAAACATACGAAGATATGATCAAACGCTACAAAGAAGGCAAGTTTATAAATGTATGATTGTTTAATTATTGGCCATAGTAGTGGACTTGGGAATGAAATTTTCAAACTACATAAGAATCCACTAGGCTTTAGTTTAGATAATGGATATGATATTTCTAATTTCAGCAGCAGAGAGAAAATTGTAAAAAATGCTAAAGATATTGCTGTCATATACATTGTAGCAAGTAGTAATGAAAACAGATTTGCACAAATTGATATGCTTTGTGAGCTATGGGACGAATATAAAGATCAGCATAAAAAGATTGTAGTTATTAGTGGATCTTCTCCACAAACTAGAAATAGAAAAAACGAAAGCACACAACAAAAAAGATATGATGCTGGTAAACACGCATTAGACGAAATTGCATTAAACTTATCTACTATGGAAAAACACTGTCAAGTAATTAATATTAAACCTGGCAGATTTAATAGTAGCAAATATAACGATAATAAAGATAAACATTTAATAGATAAAACAATGCTTGCATTGGCTATTTTTAATATAGTAGAAGCAAGTACACATATGCGTATTATTTCTACAACAATTGTTAGCTGTCCTGTAACAGGAATAAATGGAAAATCAAATAATTAAGTTTGTACTTGACAACTAATTAAAAATCAATTATAATATAAATTACAACGGAGCAATAGAATGACTAAGAAAATTGTAGGTATATGTGGTCTTATAGGACACGGTAAAGATACAGCGGCAGGCTTTCTAATTGAAGAAGGATTTGCACGAGTTAGTTTTGCAGGAGTATTAAAAGATGCATGTGC